GTCCCGCATCTCTGGGGCTAGGAGTTTATTCTCGAGGTAAAAGATTTCCTCGGTGAAGACTCCACCTTTCTTGCTCCGGAAGTGCTTTTGCTTTGACGAGAATTGCGCACCAGATGCTCGCGCCTCGTCTTCATAGCGGTCCAGGATCGCTGGTACCTGGCAGGCGATGAGATCATCGCCGCAAACTCTTATTGGCTGGGACCGCAGACCCGGGCTGCTTGCTTGCCCTTCCTTTTCAGCCTTGTGCCACCAGGCCATGTTGGCCAGGCACAGGAACGTCCATGTGGAGGGCAGCCCCATTAGGGCCCCCCTCTTACTTCGGGTGAATCGGCCAAGGTCCGGATATTCGATTTTCATCGGACCGACGGCCTTGGTCACCACGTTCCTCAACCAGGGCGGAAGGGTTTTTCCCGGGGTGCTCGAAGAGATCCCTTCCCAGAGTGCCTGAAAGACCTCCATTGATATGAGGTCGGTGGCATTCTTGAGATCAGCCGACATACATTCTAGCCGGCTGTAAAGGATCCCTTCTTTTTCTGGGCGGACATGGCGGAACATATCTTCTACCGCCTCCCGGTGTCCTCCCTCGAGCACTTCCTTAATTCTCGGATCGGTGGCCATTCCTTGTTGCATCCATAGCCTGTATTGATGCAATAGGGCCACCATCGATCCTGGCGATTTGGTCACGATGCGCACCTTGTTCCCCCTTTCGCATACCACGGTAGCGACTGCTTGGGGAAGGACCTCGTTTGTGAGCTCCTCAAATTCTTTTACCAAGAGCTCCCGGAGGTTCGCGTGCGCCGTGATGGCCACCTCATCTTCGACGGCGGGGTAGGCGGTGATCTTCTTCCGGAGATTTCGGGCATCACTTCTGATTGCCTGTGCTCTCCGGACTCGGGGATCGTCCGCCAGGGCTTCGGCCAACTTCTTTTCTTCGGCCGTGACGGGAAAGCCTTCGGCTTGGCCCGTCGCTATGAACAGGGCCCTTACTTCCGGGGACTTGTTGGACCAGTTCCTCAAGTCCTCGGAGGTTATAAAGGGTTCCTTGCTCAGCCCATTTGCCTCCATCATTCTCTTGTGGAGGTACCCGCCGAGCCCACCGTTCTTCCGGCCTGATTCCAAACAGGCCCCGGCACTGGGCTCAAATTCCAACTTTGGGGACCATGCCTTGAGGTGTTTTTCGGCCCAGTTTCGGGCGAAGACGGTCAAATGATCGAGACGATCAGGACTTAACTTCGCCGGCTGTGAGCTGTACGCCTCATAATGCGCTTGTAGCGCAATTTTTCCCTCCCGTTCGACCCTCCCTTTGGGAAGGGCCCTTCCGATATAGGAAAGCTGGGTTAGGGCGTCCCTCCTTCGGAGGATACCCGCCAGCGGACCTATCAGGGTTGATCGGAAGATAGAACGGGGGAGCGTGGTCCGGTTGATGGCGGCCAGCCGAGCATCCGCTGCAAAACTTTTCATTGCAGATGCTAAATAGGCTGGGCCGTTACAGGTGGCCACTTTCGCCATCCATTGCTGGAGCTTGAAGGTTTGCTCTAGCGCCTTCCGGTGGGCGTAGGTCCCGATGTAGAACTTCGGCGATTTCTTCAACGCCGCAAGGACCGCAGTACGCCACACCGACCAGCAGTCCTGGACATAGCTGCTGGTTTTTCTGGCCGCGGAAGGGCCCGGCTTTTTATTGCCGGTCTTCCCTTTCGCGGACATTGCCCGCCCGTCCTCAGGTTTCGCGACCGAGCGACGGGATTCCTTCTTTCGGGCAGTTTTGGGGCCGGAGGATTCGTTCCTCCCGGCGCCCTCGCCGTTCTTGGTAGGATGCACGCGGATTTTTCCGCTGTGTGTCCCACCTTGGGGTGGTGAGGGGCCGAGTGCCTCATGGACATACAGTGGCAAACCTTGCCATTTGTGTG